CCTACTGGTACGACCGGCACAATGATGGGTACATCAACAGGTATTGAGCCATATTTCAATTGGCAGTACACACGCACTTCAAGGCTTGGGACAGAGGTTGAGACCGTTCCGGTGATTGAAGAACTTGGTTTGGATATTAACGATCTGCCAGATTACTGCGTGACCGCTATGGAGCTTCTGCCAGAACAACATGTAGCCGTGCAGGCTGCCATCCAGCGTTGGGTTGACTCTGCTATTAGCAAAACCACAAACTGCCCAACGGACTTCTCTATTGAAGATACGGATAGGCTATACCGTATGGCTTATGATTTGGGGTGCAAGGGTATTACCATTTATCGTGACAACTCGCGCGATGAGCAGGTTCTAAACCAAATGACTTTAGACTTTGAAGAAGATTCAGACGATGAAGTTGCAGCATGCAGGATTGATGATCCCGAGTGTGTTACTTGTGCTCTTTAAGGTATGGATACAGAAAACAAATATGCAACATATTGGTATAAAAATCAGGATGGGGATATAGAACCGATAGAGGTAGACACGCAGTCTGATCCGCCGGATACGATAACCATGCCAACCGCTAATGGGGTCATTGAATCCTTCACCCTTGTGGATGAAGGATTTTATGAATTCGATACGATATTTGATGATTGAATCGCTTTTTGATATGAAATATGCTATACTCACGATGGATGAATAGCGGAACCATAAAGAAAAGAAAGAATATTGTCGTTCCTCAGTCAGCATTTGGCGTTTGTTTATGGAAAATGCCCGATGGTGGCTTTATTGCGGATGGGGATGGAAACTATATGTGCGCCGAAGGTATGGTTGGTGATCGCAAGGTAGAGTCTCAGATGGCAGAAGCTGCCAATTATTGGGCTGGAAAAGATAATGGTGGTAAACCTCATTGGGTTGATGGCGCGCGGAAGGTTACCGATGGTGAGAGGTCAGAGCAAGAAGGAAGATTAAGTGAAGGACAGTTGCCTGATCCGGTAGAGGATGCCATTATAGAAGTGGCACCGTATAAAGGATAATTATGGGTGAAACATCGTTTGTAGAAAATGACAGTATGGAAGTTGAGATCGATGACGTTAGTTATACTAAGGTAGACACTCAGTTTTCCAATACTGATCCTTTTAAAAAAATAGATATTTCTAAGCAGTCCGCCAAGGTGAAGCGGAGGTATCAGAGGTTACAGAAGGCTGTCGGCAATAAGCCAAATAAAGGTGTCGGGGAAGCTAAGTCACGGTACGTCGATCCAGATTCGATTGATGGGTATGCACTGTATGATGTTATTGAGCCGCCTCATGATTTAAATATTTTGGCAGACTTGTACGAAACCAATACCACTCACTTTGCTTCTATTAATGCGCGTGTCGCAAACACAGTTGCTCTTGGATTTGCTTTTGAGGATTCAGACAAGACGAAGCGGCGAGTTGAAAAGGCAGATACGCCAGCTAAGAAAGATAAGATTAGAATTGAGTTGGCTCGAGAGCGTAAGAAGCTTTATGCATTGCTCGATGATTCCAATATTGAAGATACATTTTCGGAGACCATGATCAAGTTGTGGACGGACTATCTTACTATCGGAAACGCTTATTTGGAGATAGGGAGGACCAATGTTGGCAAGATAGGTTATATTGGTCACATTCCAGCTGTCAATATGCGAGTACGTAGGCAGCGTGATGGATTTGTGCAGTTGTCACGACATAGCAAGATTCAGTCTGTTTTCTTTAGGAACTTTCAAGATTTAGAAACATCGGATCCTATCAATACTGATGGACGACCTAATGAGATTATTCATTTTAAGGCGTATACACCAACAAGCAATTATTACGGAGTCCCTTCTGCGGTAACTGCTATTGGTGCGATCTTGGGTGACAAGTACGCAAAGAATTATAATATTGATTATTTTGAAAATAAGGCTATCCCTAGATATGCAATTATTCTTAAAGGTGCAAAGCTTAGTAATAGATCGAAGCAAGAATTAGTTAACTATTTTAGAACAGAGGTTAAAGGCAGGAATCATGGAACTCTTATCGTTCCCCTTCCTGCATCACTTGGTGGTGATGTAGATATAAAGTTTGAGAAGCTAGAAGCCAACGTGCAGGACGCATCTTTCGATAAATTCAGAAAGTCCAATCGTGATGAGATTCTAGTTGCTAATAGAGTACCGGCTCCCAAGGTTGGTGTTTACGATAATGCAAATCTTGCTGTTGCGAGAGATGCGGATAAAACTTTTAAAGTTCAGGTAGTTGGTCCCGATCAAAAGGTTATAGAGAAGCGGATTAATTATATTGTTAAAGAGTTTACCGATCTTGTAGATTTTAGATTTGAACAGATTGATCTGGTCGATGAAGATGTACAGTCTAAGATTAGAGATCGATATCTTCGTACTGAGGTTGTTACACCAAACGAGGTGCGAAACATGCTGGGTCTTCCTGACCGCGAGGCTGGTGAAGAAGAGCTTCCATATCCAAGCAATATTAGGAAAATGGAGTTGCTTATGCAAACGGGCATCAATCCGTTTACCGGTGAAGACATGGTGGAAGAAGAGCCAGAAAGGCCAGAGGGCGCTCCCGAGGGGAATGACAATGCTGACACTCCCCCAGCGGGAGATGACTCTGCGAATCCCGAGACCAGCAATGAGAGGGGCTCTGCCCAAGACTCAGGTGGGGTTCGTGATCAAGATTAAAGGAGGACAATATGTACGGAAATAGTAGTGTTATGTATTCAAATATCAGTGTAGACAGCACTGATTCAAAAATCACTTTAGGTCATCACACTGATGGTATTTACTTTCACAACACTCACGCATCGACTGATGCTACAGTAAAACTGAATGACCATGTGTCTGTGTTAATTCCTGCTGGTGGTACGGAGTACGTATGCATCCCCGGTGATTACACTGAATTTCAAGTGATCACTGCGTCTGTTACTCTGGCTGTTTTTGCTGTGGGTTAAAGGTTATTGTAATTAAATTAGATATATGTTATAATAGTTCCCATAGCTTCATAAGGAGGCAATAATATGCATGGCGAAAATTTACAACTAATCTTCCCTGTCTCTTTAATTAAAAATGAAGAGCGGGTTGTGGTTGGCGTAGCTACTGCTGATAATGTAGATAAGTCAGGAGACGTCGTTGATTTCAGCGCGTCCATGACAGCATTTAAAAATTGGCAGGGCAACATACGAGAGATGCACCAGCCTCTGGCTGTAGGCAAGGCTGTAGGTCATCGTCCCGTTGAGATTAATAAGGGTGGAAGCACCTACCGTGGTGTAGAGGTTTCTGCTTATATTTCAAAAGGGGCAGAGGATACTTGGCAAAAGGTTTTGGATGGCACCCTTGGTGCGTTCTCTATCGGTGGTCGAATCCTCGAACGCAAGGAAGATGAAACAAGGAAGTTTCGAGGTCAGCCGGTTAGTGTGGTTACCAAGTATGAACTTGGTGAGTTGAGTTTGGTGGATAATCCGGCAAACCCAGTTGCTAACATTACGTTGATTAAATCTGATGACGAAGGTCTATCCTATGCTCTCGCAATTGATGAAACGGAATGTCACACAGTTGGCGATACGACAGTATGTGTTACTGATAATACAATCAAAAGTACCGAATGTGACTGCAATGTTACGAAAGACTTGCATAATAAGAATTATTCTGATATGGTTATATACATGGAAGATACAGACGTTCTAACTGCGTCTGATGAAACCCCGTCAAATGACGGGGCTTTTGAGGGTGCCGAGTTGGAAGATAAGATCTCACTTCTTCAGAGGTTCTTGACATGGATGTCCGATCCCGCTAATGCGGAGCCGGATACTATTGTTGATTCTGATGAAGATGATGTAGAAAAAATTACTGCTGAAGTGGAAGAGATTGCGCTTGTGGCAGAAATCAATGAAGGAGATGATATTGATATGAATATCGATGAACTCACTGTAGCTCTAGGAACTGTCATTGATGAAAAGCTAGCTTCTCATTCCGAGGCTTCTGCCGCACAGGTTGAAACTTTAATTGAAGATAAGCTGGCCTCTGCCATTAATGCAATGACTGAGAAGCAGGAAGAACTCACAACTAAGGTTGATGAGTCAACAAAGTCAGTCACCGATAGTCTTGATGTGATCAACACTCGTGTTGAAACCGTTGAGAACGCTGGTGCAATTAAAAAGAGTGTTGATGAGACAGACGAAGAAGAGGATGTAGCCGTTAAGGCTGCCGTGGAGAGTGCTCCCGAGTCATTTTGGGGAAACATTTTTCTACCTCAGGACTTGATTAAGTCTCTTGGATACGAGTCATAGGGAGGAAATTATAAATGGCTAACGAAGAACTACTTCAAAAAGCAAACGAGGTTACTACCTCTGTTGTCGGCAATGCCTCTGGCGGTATTTTAAAGCCCGCTCAGGCTAACCGTTTCCTTGACTTCGTTATCGATCAGTCTGTTCTTATGCAACAGTCTAGGGTCGTTCGCATGAACAACCCGTCATTGGAAATCGATAAGCTGTCGGTTGGAACGCGGTTGCTTGCAAAAGCAACTGAGGCTACCGATACTGGCGCAAACGCTGCCGTGACCTTTGCTAAGGTCGCTTTAACGACAGTTAAGCTCCGGTTGGATTGGGAGGTCAGCACTGAGTCCCTTGAGGACAACATTGCTGGTGACTCCTTGGAGGATCATATCGCTCAGGTTATGGCGCGTCAGACGTCGAACGATATGGATGACCTTCTGATTAATGGTGATACCACAAGCAGCAATGCGCTGCTTAAGGCTCAGGACGGTTATGTTAAGTTGGGTAAGGCCAGTGGCACTACTCACGACGGTCTGGGAGCTAACATTAGTCGTTCGGTGTATGACGCAATTTTGCGTAAGATGCCGAACAAGTACATGCAGCGTCGTAATGAGTTGCGATACTTCAGTGGTCCGGGTATTGTGCAGGATACAATCTACACGCTGCAGAACCCGAACTCTGCTACTGAGGCTACTGCTGGTGCGCCTTCGCCCGGATCTACTATGGGTGACAGGCTTTACAACAACCCGGGTGGGCCTAACGGGGGTCCTGGTTCAACAGGTCTATCTCCGTTCGGTATTCCTCTAATTGAGGTTCCGCTGCTACCAGAGGATGTTGCTGGCACATATGATAGTCCCAGTGGTGTTCACGGGTACATTATTTTGACCTTCCCCAACAACCATATTGTTGGTATTCAGCGTGAGATCACGGTTTACCGTGAGTTCAAGCCGAAGAAGGACACGATTGAGTACACGCAGTACAACAGGGTTGCTCAGAACATCGAGAACGCTGAAGCTTATGTGATCGCTCAGGACGTTAAGATTAGGGCCTGATCGGCACTGTAAGTAAAATAGATATTGGTTTTAAATCACAAACCACCACCAGACACCCCCGGGTCGCTTAGATGCCTCCCGGGGGTGTTCTATTGTTGCATTTGATAATGATGTATGGTAAGATGTTCATTATGGCTGATAATAAAAGTACAGTTACAACTGAAGATTTGAAGAATGCTGAAGTAGAATCAGTGCCCGCCAAAAAGGCTGCCCCTAAGAAGGCTGCAGCGCCGTCGGGTGACCAAATGCTATTTTTGCGTCATGGGTATGGATACTCCGTTGGTGAAGTGTTTTTCACTAGGGATCATCCTTACCAGTTGGTAGATGCTGCGACAGCGAAACGACTTCTAGCTACAACTCAGTTTGAAGCGGCTACTCAGAAACAGGTTAAAGAACACTACGGCGAGTAGCTGATAGGAAAAATCATGTCGGGGTTATCTAATTACTTAGAAAATAAACTCCTTGATCATGCATTGAGGAATACGTCATATACGCCGGTAGCAACGGTGTATTTGGCGTTGTATGTTGGTAGTCCGACTGATGCTGGTTCTGGAGGCGCTGAGGTCGCGGCCACTAGGCAAGCGGTAACTTTTGGTGCAGCTTCTGGCGGTGCGGTGTCCAACTCGTCTAGCGTGTCCTTTAGCAGCATGCCTGCTGTTACTGTGACGCACATTGGGGTCTTTGATGCTTCTGCTGGAGGCAATCTCCTGTTTCATGGAGCGCTGTCTTCTTCAGTAGTTGCTGCATCAGGGGACACGTTTACTATTGCTGCGAATGATCTTGATATTACACTTGACTAGCCTTTGGTAAAAAAACGTTACGGTGGTATAATCAGGGTATGGCTTTTAGTTACAATTTGATCGTAAATCAAGGCGAAACATTTCAAAGAACGTTTACATATAAATCTGGCGGTAGCGTAGTAGATTTGAGTACTCATTCTGGCCGAATGCAAATTCGTAATACTTATGATTCTCCTGCTGCGTTAGTTGATTTGACTAGCGGTGCTGGAGATATAACTTTAAATGCGACTGGTGAAATCGTTATTACTATCGCATCGTCTGTAACTACTGCTTTGACTGCTCCCGATACTGGTGTCTATGATTTAGAAATCATAACTTCAGGTGGGGTGGTTACAAGGTTAGTTCAAGGCACAGTAAGCATTACACCGGAGGTGACTAGATAGTGACAGATGTTGTTGAAACGGATGCGCTTAATACTTTAACAGTAGAGGGAGATCCAACTATAGTTTTAACAGAGACTGCAACGGGTCCGCAAGGACCTGCTGGCTCCGCTGGTGCCACTGGTGCCACTGGTGCCTCTGGTCCTAATACCACTGTAGTTCATGATCAGAGTTCAGCGAGTGCAACGTGGACGATAACCCACAACCAAGGTCGATATCCGACAGTAGATATTATTGATTCTGCTGGGAATCATGTTATTGGAGACATTAGACATAATTCCACAAATCAATTAGTAGCAACATTTGATAATGCTTTTGCCGGTAAGGCCGTTATAGTCTAGGAGGAAATACAATGGCTAAAAAGTTTTTGGTCCCTATTGACATAGAGTCATATATTGACCTTAATAAGAATGAATTAAGAAATGCTGTGGTGCAGAATCTAAGTACTGCACCCTCGGCTCCAAGTGACGGTCAGATCTATTATGATACTGACGATGACAAACTTTACTTGCGGGCAAATTCAGCATGGGAGATTGTCAATAGATTCACTGCGGCTGATGAAACGAAGCTAGATGCTATCGAATCTGCAGCAGATGTAACAGATGCGACAAACGTCAACGCCGCTGGTGCGGTTATGGAGACTGATTTTGATGCTACAACTTTCTTGTATGCAACAAGCGATAATACTCCACAACCTAAGACGCCGGCACAGGTGCTCACTATTCTCGGTATCGAGACTAGTGCCACCGCAGACCAAACTGCCTCTGAAATACTGACTCTCCTCCTAACGGTAGACGGCTCAGGCACTAGTCTAGATGCAGACAAGCTTGACGCTCAGGAAGGCTCGCATTATCTAGCTAGGGCCAACCACACAGGAACACAGGCTGCAAGCACAGTCTCTGACTTCGATACTCAGGTCCAAACGAGTCGTTTGGATCAGATGGCAGCACCAACTGGTTCGGTTTCCGCCAACTCTCAGAGAATTGTCAGTGTTGGCAGTCCAAGTGCTGATACGGATGCTGCAACTAAGGCTTATGTTGATGCCACTAAGCAGGGTTTGAATGTTAAAGATCCTGTTCGTGTGGCGAGCACTGCGAATGTTGCGGTTGCTGATGGTCTTGAAAATGGTGACACTGTTGATGGTGTGACTATTGCCACTGGTGATCGTGTCCTTTTGAAGAATCAGTCAACTGCTACTGAGAATGGTATCTATGTCGCAGTAGCTTCGGGAGCGGCTAGTCGGGCAGCCGACATGGACGCTTCTAGTGAGGCGATTGGCGGTGCCTTTGTTTGGGTGAATGAAGGTA